CACAGCCAAATTGACGACTTACGAATCTATCGAACGACCGTCGGAGGGATGGTGAAAGTGAGAGTTTATGAACGAAATCAATCCGCATGAAGCGGTCGACTTTATCTTCAAGCATGCGCAAACATTTGCAATAGCAAAAGCCAAGAGGGTTTACCTCGAGGAGTTTCGCAAGAGTAAGAAAGCGATTTTGATGCAGCATAGCCAGGAGTCGGCTGTTAACGCTCAGGAGCGTGATGCCTATTCGCATCCGGAATATCTGCAATTGCTTGAGGGCTTGCGCAGCGCTGTTGAGATCGAGGAACGGTTGAGGTGGGAGCTAATTTCTGCCCAGGCCAGGATCGACGTCTGGCGCACTCAGCAGGCCAACATGCGCCAAGAGCACAGGGCAACGGTATGACATTCGAGCAAGCCTGGGAGGCTTACGCAAAGCTTTACGGGCTCAATCCAAACATTAAAGGGACCATTTACCTTGCATTCAAAGCAGGATGGGAAGCTAACAACAGACAGGAGAATGATGTATGGAAAACACAGACGAACGATCAGGCGTGAAGTGCAACCCGCACCCCGACGCACCGCACGGCTTTCTGCGTGACGCATCACATAACGAGGGCCGTTATGTTTGTGAGTGTGAGTTTTGGGAGCCGCAAGAACACACGAGCGACAAAGAAAAACTAGCGCAATGGATGATCCAACGCGGCTACGCGACAGGGCATGGCGACAGCGTCGAAGCCTTGCTGCACGAGCTTGAGTGGCAGATTCGTGAGCAAGCAGAGAAGCAGGAGCCGGTGGCGCGGGTTTGTTACGGCAACTTTACACTCACACAGACCGATGTTGGAATAGGAGAAAGAGGAATGCAGGCCTACGAGGAGGCTAAAAAACGTGGATGGGTAGGCATATCTGACGAGTGAGCAATGACGACCTCTTATACTGATTAAACGGTCAGATTAGGCCGATAAAAGAAAAACCCGCCTTGTGGGCGGGTTGGTCAAGGTAGCTATGACGAATTTTACTCGTCTTCGCCTTCCTCTTCCTCTGCTGCCTCAGATGCCGCAACCAATTTGTCATACAACTTTGACAGACCAGACGAGATTTCCTGCTCGCCAAGCCAATCGATCAGTGCATCAAACTCGAATTCGGTCAGATCAACGGTCACAAAAGCTTCATTCATGATTCACCTCAGATTTCAGATCCACGAAAAAATGCCGTCTCTTCGATTACCTCACATAGTTCTGGTGGAAGCAATCTGCCAGTATTATCGTAGCTTAAAATTGCAAATCCACTACACCACGGCAAAGGGTTATCCTCGGTATAGTCAAATGCCTGACTCTTTGGATCAGCAAGCATTCCCGTGCTTACACCATATCTACGTCCCCGATAATCACCCCACGGCCTAACTTCTAACAAATGCGTGTGACCCGTTACAGAACTTATGCCCGACTTCAAAACATTGTTATAACCGCTATGAATGCCAGAATGCTGCATTCTATGTTTTATCATGGTATTGTTGTTAACCATGACCGACCAAGAGACTGACCACTCAGGTATGTGGTCTGATAATTTCGTCCCAGATACGTCACGGTATTCAGGTACAACACCGGCTAATCGCTTGTCAAATCTTATATCGTGGTTACCAATGGTCCTATGCAAAACGGTGTTGAGACCTTTACAAGCCTTATGGATCTGGTCCATGTGCCACTGGACACTTTCAAGTTCCTGTTTCAAGGTGGGCTTAGTTTGCCAGCCTTCCGGCCCATATTTACTGATAGTGCCGCCGTCTAATATGTCACCATTTGCTATAACAATCTGCGGCTTGATCTTCTTTATAACTTTAATCAAAGCATTGAAAGCTGTGGAGGTTTCGTTGGGCATGAAGTGTGCATCAGAAAACACAACAACAGATCCTGTTACATCAGCAATTGAACGGATCTTGTCCTCTGAATGCATAATGTGTCGGTTAAAACGCTGGTCATTGTGAGTATTTAGAGATATGTTTAGCTTTGACTCTATTAAGTTTCGCCGTTGCATGACCGTTCGTTCAGTCAAACCGAGTTGCCGAGATACAAGGGTTGCAGAACCTAGCTCATTCCAAGCTTTGATGAAATCTTCGTCGCTGACTATCTGCTTAGGCATAAGCGCTCCTTGTGAAGACAAACGGCTTGTACCATAAAAATAAGGCAACTTGATGCGTAAAGCAGATAAATCACACATGAATCGCATCGCCGAGATTGGTTGCATCTTATGCGCCCATCTTGGCACTCCGGGAACGCCTGCAGAGATTCATCACCCCCGTTCGGGCGTCGGTATGGGTAGAAAGGCTGGACATTCCGAGGCGATCCCCTTGTGTCCTGAACATCATAGGGGGAAGACGGGCGTACATGGTTTGGGCACGAAGGGATTTCCTAAGCATTACGGGATCACTGAACAGGAATTACAGTACCAAACGGCGCTTTTGCTCGACGCTCTTCGGGCGCAGCGTACCGTTCGTCGGGTGGATGAAGATAAACAGCCAACGGGATAAATATCCATGCTGTAATTCGTTTACAGCAATTTTGCTGTGAGAAACAGGAGAAACGAAATGATTGAAGTGATCGAAACCACTAACGAAAACGGAACAAATGCGGTTGTTGTCGGTGGCCGCAAAACCGTGACTATTACAGCTTATCCTGCAGTCAGCTATCCAGAGCGGCGTGGTTTGTCAGATGGGCGTCGTTTAAAAGCATTTTGGGTACCTGCAAGATTTGAAGTGTCTTATGCTGAGGGCAAGATACCAACAGTCGTTCATAACTATGACCGGGCAGTACAAGTAGCCGTCTATCACGCAAAACGCGCATAAAACTAGGGGCTTCGGCCCCTTCAGTGAGCAAAGGAGAAATCAAATGGAACTCGGAAAACAAACCGGCAGCGTCTTCAACCACCTCTTCAGCCGCATGACTATCGGTGAGCCTGCTCCCGAAGTCGGTATGCCTGCAACCATGCTTTTATGGACTGACCGTGATGCTGGAACCGTTGTTGAGGTGAACATGGCAAAGCGCTATATCGTCGTGCAGGAAGACAAAGCGATTGTCGTCTCTAATCGTGGTCTTGGTGCTACAGAGTACCGCTACGAAGCTGATCCCGAGGGAAGCCGATACTATTTCCGCAAGGGCAAGGACGGCCGTTGGGCAAATGTTTACATCAACCCCGAGACCAAGCGCTTTGTGAAGAACGGTTTGCGTGGTTTGCGCCTCGGTCATCGCGAGAAGTATGTCGATCCGAGCTTCTGATTCAGATGGGCTTCGGCCCCTTGACGACCGGATAAATAACTGGTGTAATTCTGGTACGGCAATTTCGCCGTGAGCAAAGGAGCAGAAAATGATTGATCTTAAAGACGACCTTGGCCCCATCTTCGATGCGCCAGCCATCATGCCCAACACTGAGATCCGCGAGACCTGCGGCAAGTGTGGTGGCGATGGACTCTGGAAGGGTTACGGCGACTGCTACGGCAACCGTATGTGCGGTCGCTGCAAGGGCAACGGCTACCAAGTCTTCAAGTTCACCAAGCAGCAGCGCGATGAGCGCCGCGCTAAGGCGGCAGCCCGTGCTGAGCGCAAGCTCCAAAACAGCCTGGAGGCCTTCGCTGCTGAGCAGCCCGTTGTATGGCAGTGGATGGACGAGCAGGCCGAGAAGTTTGAGTTCGCCGCTTCTCTGCTCGAGGCCCTCAAGAAGTACGGCCGGTTGACTGAAAAGCAGTTGGTTTCCGCGACCAAGTGCGCGGTAGGCTGGCAAGAGCGTAAAGCTAAGTGGGCTGCCGATCGTGCCATCAGTAACGCCAAGGCTAAGGACGTTTCTATTGTGGCCATCGAGACCGCATTCGGTAACGCCCGTGATTCCGGTATCAAGTGGCCCAAGCTTCGCCTCGACACGTTCACGTTCTCACCAGCAGGCGAGTCCGGCAAGAACCCTGGCGCCGTCTACGTTAAGGAGGGTGAGCAGTACCTCGGCAAGGTCCTGCAGGGCAAGTTCTTTAAGGTCCGCGACTGCTCGGCAGAACAAGAAGAGCGCGTGCTTGCCGCGGCCAACGACCCCAAGTCAGCAGCGATCGCTTACGGCAAGAAGTTCGGTTCCTGCAGCGTTTGCAACA